ATCGGCTGTCGGATTATTAACCCTGTATAAATACGGGCTAACATGGGCGGTGATGCTTGCCTCTTCAAAATATTCCACGCCTATCTTGTAGTAAACGACAATCTCATATCTATCCGCATACTCTGGATCGGTGTGAATCCATGAAATGTTTATATAGTTTTGATCTGTGCCATCGTTCATTATGACTGAGCTTGCCGATCCCGAAATAGAATCGGGTGGCGCGATGGCATAAGGGTCTGGAAGCGCTGTATCAGCCATTGGGATAATTTCGTTTCCGACATCCCAAGGATAAATACTCGCATCGTATTCGACAGCCTGAATGCCTACAGTGGCATCATCATTAAGGCTTAATTGAGTAATACGGTAGAATTGGCGTGCATCGATCTCTTCATTAGTCCATCCAAAGGCATCGTGTTCAATCCTGACTACATCACCCACATTGCAGTTCAAAGCCTCGCTATTCGCATCAAAGGCAATCTGGTTAGATGCGACACGAGACATCTTTAGAATAAGTCTTGCGAAATCTCTTGCATAATACTGATCGGTAACTGTCGATAGAGTAACCATCTTCTCTAATACGACATTGTTATCTTCTGCTAAATATTCGGCCTCTTCTGCACTGCCTGCCAAAGGATAAATAACCTCGTCATTTTCATAACGGATTTCCTTATTGGCAAATTTGACCCTAACCCTATTATATTTCTGATTCTTTGAGGCAGTCTTTAATTGGATTTTTGACAGGATATTATCTTCGTCAAAATCAAAGAACGTATATCCATCTGGAACGTCAACATCCAATACAAGGCCGTATTTTCCATTGACGAAAGGCATATAGCCTCGCTGCGCTGCAAGCAAGATTTTGACGTTATCAAACAGCTTATTGCCAGTATTAATAATGGCATGACATTCAAATATATTGCTTCGCAAAATTCCTAGACCGCCAAATCCTGCATATTTATCGTAAGTGACGGTCTGATCTTCAATCCAGTTATAGGCTGATTCAAAGGACGCTGAATCGATAGCGGCAATAGGCAAGCCTTTGCCATAACGAGAATTGGTCAAATAATCTCTAAGGCATAAGACAGGGTTAGTCGAATATTCGGTGGCGGGGATGATCTTGAATGGGTTGTAGACTTTCTTGCCCTTAACAACACAAGTAATGGTTGGCAAGCTGCTCAATTCATCCTTATTGAATTCCAATCTAACAGCAATATAAGCGACGCCCTTTAATTGGGCTGTACTCGCCCATTTTGAAGAGGTGTTCCCATCATAAGACCCTGTCAAAAGGGTGGATGCGCTTTGCGTGTCAGTGCCAAGGAATTTCTGAACAACAACCAAGCCGCCATATTCGGTGGATAACTTATCGTTTAGATAGATGTTGCCGATCTCTTGAATCTCGCCTTCACATAAAGTAATACAGAGGTATAGATATTTATTACCATTTCTTGTTTCGGCAAAAACGATATTCCCTGCAATCTTGCGCTCCCCATAAATAACAGGAATGTGTGCATCGGTCGCTCGGATATTGACTTTAGTGCTAGGACCTTCAGGCTCTTCAATGCCCAAAACCCATTGCAAAGCATCTTGAAGCGCACCAAGGGGATTTTTAACAAGTTTCTTTATCTCTGAGCCAAGTCCCATTATTTACCCCATTTCAAATCTTTGATCGAATCGGCAGAATACTTAAAACCAGTATCATTCGGGAAATAAAATTGCTGCGAATTCTGATTGGTTCTTCTTCCTGTGACTCGCTCAAAATCAGCCCAATGGCTTTGCGCGGTTATCTTTACTATCGCCTTGTCTTTGTTTTCTGAGATGTCAAAATTGCTCAACAAGCCTTCGAATACAGTATAGACCCCATCAATACCATTGTTAGCATCAAGAAATGCTCGCTTAATAATTAGCTTTCTGTTCATCCAATTCTTAGTTAAAAGAATGGCAACATATTCCTGAGATACGGCAGATAGCTCAATCGTATAGCTCGATACCTTTAGCTGATTCGTCTCATTAACGCTTGCTGTCTTTAATAAATGGCTTTGCGCTTCATAAGTATCTCCGTTATATAACAGATCATGCGCGAAATCAGTAATGTACTCATGGGCGGGAGTGCCATCATCATCGAACTGAATCTCGATCAAATAGGCAAGTTTAAGCGTGCTATCCGATAAACTTGTTTGAAATAAATTAACCCTTGCCATCAAAGCACCTCGATGAAATCAACCTCAAACTGGTATTTGTCATATCCGCTTGCGCTGAATTCCTGAACGTCATTCTTTAACCTTACAGTAAAAGGCACTCCATTATAAATAACGGCAGTATTATTGGGGACGCTAGTTACCAATGGGGGTGTGATCGTTGTGAATTGGAAGGCGGTCGTATCCGTTGTGATCATGTACACCTTTGGATGATTCGCAAACTTGATGAAGTCGCCTGCGCTTAACGTGCCAGTAAATCCGTCAATCTGAATGCTTGTCGCCCCTGCTGACCTCGCCTCATTCAAGGCCGCACTTCCTGTTACTGTATTTTTCGGATAGCCTAAGACATTAGGAACAACAGTGAATTCTCCTGCCATCCCATCCTGAGACATGATAAACGCCATTACAGGAGTGAATTGCTCACGGCTAATATCCTTATAGCTTGCAGTAAATTCCCAACGCTGCGCCCCAATAGTCCTAACTTGTACTTTGCCGCTTCGAGTTTCTGATTTAACTGTTTTAGAAACGCCCTTTAGCTTTATAGCCGAATAATCTGGTGATGTTGGATAACTCATACTAAGCCTACCTTGCCGCCTTCATTTAGAGCCTGATTGATCATGCTCACAATGGAACCCCTGCGAGATTCCAATAAATCATCGAACCCATCAGTATCATTGGCAACAATGCTGAATGACACATTGGTATTATTAGTCACTGCTTGCTGAGATGATCCTTTTATCTGCTCGTTAGGGATAATCTTTCCATTACCGCCCATAGTCAAAATCTCTGGACCTCTTTCCCCCACAACATAGGATTCGCCTGCACGCACCTGACCACCTAACGCTCGGCCTGCCATTGCTTGACCCGCTGCCTGAACACCCATAGCGATAGTCGCTGCGAACGCTGCTGCGCCTAATGCGGGTCCCACAACTGGAATAGCTGCAAGCGATTGGTATGCCTTCATCGCTGCTGAATAGCTGTCGACAATAATTTCTTTGGCCTTCGCACGCTTTTCCGCATCCGCAAGACTCATAGCCAATCGGAACGATGCCTTTTTGCGCGCATCGACATTCTTCATAAAAGTGTCTTCAATGGCATTAATGGCGTTGGCTTTTTCTGCGGTGGCTTGCGCCTCTTGCGCTTCCTTGTCTTTCTTTACTGCTAACTCTGCTTCGGCCTCTTCAGCCCAACGAGCCATGTCCGCCTCAAATTTAGCACGATCCATTTCTTCCAATATCTGCAAGCGTTCGCGCTGTTTAGCCAAGATAAGCTCTGTCTTAGCGTTTTCAAACTCTTCCTGAGAAATCAGTCCTAACTCTAGGTTGTTCTTTTGCTGAGCCAATAAGTCATCGTATTTCTGCGCTGACGCCTCTAACTCAGTCTGATTAATACGCAAGGCGGCTTGCAGTTCATCCTCTGCGCGCTGACGATTCTTGTCATAGAATTCTTTTTTATCTGCGGCTAACTTGTTGTTCTTCTCGTTCTCCGCTGCCAATTCACGCGCTGCCTGATCCTCTGCGTTATTATCGGCAATGACCTTTTCTTCTTCCTTGTTCTTCTCTTTTAACGCTGCAAGCTGTGCATCGATTTGAGCAAGCTGCTTGTCATAATGCGCCTCTAACTCTGCATTGCCTGCGTTAGCTGCAAAAAACGCCTCGTCCGCAACGCTTTTCCTTTTCTCTACTAAGTCATTGATCTGCTCTTCAGTAGTCAATTGACCTTGAGCTGCCCTAATAGTCCTCTCCATTGCGTTGATCAATAGAGTCGCACCTTCAGCAGTCTCCTTAAACAGCTCTCCAAGGCCGCTGTTGCTAATTGTTAGCCATAAGCCATCCCAACTATCGCCTAGGTTAGAAAGTTTGCCATCAAGCGTCTCTGCGCGCTCTGCCATCGCTCCACCGAATTCAACATTGCCGATGTTTCTAAGGTATTGCTCGATCTCGCCTGCGCTTGTTCCAATGGTAGTAGTGACACCCTTAAATGTTAGGCTTGCTTTATCGCCCTCCTTGCTTGCCTTGATACCAAATTCTTTTAGTCGCTCAAATTCTCCAGTGGTCGCATCTGCTACCGCCTCGATCATCTGGTCCAATGATTTGCCCATAGCCGATGCTGTGTTGCCGTATGAGCGCAACGCATCCATTGAGGGGTCTAATCCCCTTGCTTTCAATTTAGTAAAGCTTGTGGCGACCTGAGCGAGGTCGTAAGGAGTTTCTGCTGCGAACTTCTGAATCTCTGCGAACGCCATCTTTGCGCGCTCTGTCGAGCCTGTCATAGTCTTTAGAGATGCGTTGATAACATCAAATTCAGTAGCGACACTGACGATCTTGCTAATAGCGCCAATAGCCGCTGCAAGTGCGGCTGCACCTACCGCTGCGCCTTTGAAGCCCATGCCGACATTCTTAGCGCTCGCTTCTGTTCTGCTGCCTTGATTTTCAACCGCCCTTAGTCTTCGCTCTGCCTGACGCAAAGCGGACGTATCAGCTCTAAATATTAGGGTTGCGGTTTCTGTTGCCATGTCGCACCTCGGTATTTGCTCAATTCCATAATCGCTTCAACTTCCCACCATTCAAGATGATTGCCTGTCAGTTCAATATAGGCTTTTATCTCTGAATAGCTTGTCTCTGGCAATTGATTAAACGCATCAAAAGTAGAGTTAAGCAAAGGACGCAAGGTAGGTTTGTTTTGCATTTCAACAGGGGTGCGTCCTGTGGCCTTCTCTACCTGCTTGTACGTATCATATCGGCTGACTGACGATCCCTCTGGGAAGCTATGTAACCACATAAGCCATTTGCCATAATAGACAAATTCGTTAATCAGCCCTTTATAAAATTTTCCCTGTTACCACAATGCTCTAGAACCCTATCAACGATAGCAGGTGCTTTTGATAGCAGTTCCTTGCAATTCTCTCTAGTAAAGGGGTACGGCTCGCCATCCTGTGTGATCTCTCCCCAATCCGAAATCAGAGTTCCTACAAACTCCGCATCAATTGGGAAGAAATCAAAATCATCAATGTCATGACCCTGCTCAACAACCTGCAAGACCTTCTGGCGTTGCTTGCGCTTCGCCTTCCGATAAGCCGCTGAGTCAGGACCTTTGACAATGACGTAGGCATCAACCTCTCTCCCTCTCTTATCAACAAGGAAGAGTTTTATCCCTTCCTCATGGTCATCAAGAGTTTGAAGATCGCTTAATTCCATTATGCAGGCGTCCTAGTGATAACGATCTGAGATTCGTCAGTGCCATCGTATAAAGCCACAAAATCCATAGCCACTGTTACTGCGCCTTCGCCTGATACATCTGGCTGACCTGAATTGTATTTGATATTGCTCATATCGATAATGTAGTCATTGCCTGAGCTATCGGTTAGCGTCAACGTGATGCTAGATGATGTCTCATTCAAGAACTTCTCGTATAAGGATTTGCTCTCGAAATAAGTAGTCAATGATCCAGTGACGCGAGATTTGCCGATTGAAGGACGGTTAGTAACTTGAGAGCCGATAGAGAATAAGGGTTCTAGGCCGTTCTCAAGATTCAACTCAATAGCGGTTACTGTTGCGATTGAAGAACCACCTTCAAGGATTGATCCAGTAAATGAATCAAAGGGGACGCTGCCTGAATCTGCCGCATAAGTTGCGCCCGATACGATGGCTGTGTCTAAGGTTAGATTCTGGCCTACAACACCGAATGTCGCAGATACCATTGCATTAGGCGAAACGCTCAAAGCAAGCGTGTTAAATTCGCATCCAGTATAGCGGTGGTATTCTGGGGTCGCTAAATCTCCAAACTTGCGCTCAAGAGTGAATGATCTGCGGGTTGTTCCCGATTTCAATACGTTAGTAGTCCATGATCCGCATAATACAGCTTCGATGATGTCATCGAATGATCCGTATTCTAGCTCTGCACTGACATCACCACCGACTGTCTTATTTCCATGACGGAAATCTTCAATTTGGCGGTCGCCACGCAATTTCTCTGATTCGATAGCATCTTTGCTAACATTCAAAGTAGTGCCAGTGTGGGGAAGATTTGTAAACGTAGGGGTAGCAGGCGTTGTGCCGTAAGTTACCTCTGCGATATAGGCAAGTGAATGCTGCGCTCCATTTGCAATAGTCATATTCTCGCTCCTGTATAAGCATATATTGTCACGCTAACTGGTATTGCATACCAAGCGCCATCATTAAAAGGTGGATCGATAGATACCGTTCGCACCACAACTTTAACTCCATTATAGATAAAAACAGAACCACGCTTAAAATGATCTGCTATAACATCTATTTTATTTGAGCGCCCCGCACCCGATGGTTGCACAATATCAATCTGATAAATACCAATAGTATAGTCTTTGCCTTCGCTTCCGAGGCTTGATTGATTTGTGCTAACTGGCACATATCGTGGGCGATAATAAGTTGTACCTACCACAGGCAGATATTCCAAATTAGGCCACGCTATAGGAGTGCCATCTCCTAATGAATTCATAGCTGTATCGAGCGCGGTTACAATGTCGTTAAAATAAGTGCTCATTCTCTACTCGCTGCCTTCTTTAAACTAGCCGCAAAATTAGCTACATTCTTTCTGACCATGCCTTGTGGCGCTTGCTGAGAACCGCCCATTTCGATATTCATTGCATAGTCTAAATTATTGGATAAAAAGAAATCATCACCAATATCCAACCTATTAGCCGTGGTAACTGCGCTCTGAATCGCCATGCTTTGACTAGCTGATTCCGACACATCGGTACTGACGTAATTTAGCTTAGCAATCCAATTGCCCCTTAAACGCCCTGTATCTACAGGCGTGTCCATAATGATTCTGGTGCTAAGGTCAATAAGAGTGCCCTTGACCACTCTCTCTTGGAATTTCCTTAATTGATCGCACGCAAAATCAATGGTCGCCATATTAACGCCTCAATTGTAGCTCGAAATAAAGCGGGTTTTCGGCAGGCTGCAATGGATTAACACTGACAATGCGATATATCTGATTGCCTATTTCTACAGTGTCATTAATGTTATAGCCATTGGCTTCTGCATAAGCCTTAATATCACCTGCCAATATAGTGTCATTGTTGATCTCTCTAGTAGTGTACATCAGAGTCACAATAAAGGCTGTGTATTCGCTTGTCTCGCTTCCCATCGTCCCGCTAATGGGGTTATAGGCGCTCTGAGTATAGCTTGTAAAGCTTGCCTCGAATCCATACCGCTGAATAAGCTCAGATGCAGTTTGCTGCAACGGAGTGTAATTAAAGCTCATGACCTCGACACCGTGCTTGCGCTATAAACTAGCTTCTGCAATGCGAGCCTAACAGCGGGTAATGATCTGCGCTGAGGCTGACTCTTTGCATAGGTCACTGAGATGCCGCCAATCGTCTCTTGAATGGTCTGGCGCTCTACTGGAGCCAAAAGATCGTCGTTATCATGGTGCGCCTGCGCCAACTCAAATACGGCTATCTTTAGCTCGTTCGGGATTTGATTAGAGTCTATGGGGTAGCCATCAATCCACACTCTATGTCTAGGCCACTGAAGCGGCTGATTCTCATTAGCCTTCGTGCCAAGGAACGGCTGCTTTTCGATGTAATCCATAGCGCGCAATATATGATACTCTTCCTCATTGTCGCCTTGAGGATGCATACCTCTAGCGTGTGCCCAATCAAGGTATTCCTCTAAGGTAACGTAGGTGTTTGCGCCTGCTACAACAGAGCCATCTTCAACTATTAGCGCCATGTCTTACTCCTAAGCCTTTAGCCAACCGTGGCTTTTAAAATTATCGACTTCACTAGGGTGGACGTCTGCTGATCGACCATCTCTAGTCATCTTAACTAAAGCGGGTTTCTTAGCTGCTTTTGGCTTTTTTTCCACAACTTTATCAACAGGCATTTCGATCTGTTCTTCTTTTTTCTTTGGCATTTTAAATCTCCAAAACTAAAAAAGGGTGGCAAGCGCCACCCCTGAGTTTGCATTAACCCATCAATACCGCAATGGCATCTGGTTTCCATGCTTTGTAGCCCCATGCAGCAGCCACTTCGATCATGGTCTTACGATAGCCGCGATATACGCGAATCTCGAATACCAAGCCGCTGTGAGGGTCTTGAACCAACATAGCATCGTCTGCTGAATCACCGCCTGCGGGAACTGCTGGTGCGCGCATTGCCAATTCCATAGCTGAACGATGGAAAGCAACGTTTGCAGTGTAGCTATTTCCTACAGTAATTGCTGCATCATTAGCTGCTGCTGCCAATAGACCAGGAGTGCCTAGAGTGAAGCTGCCACCTGCAAGTGCTGAATTAACAACATACTTGTTGGTGTCGCCATTGATAGTGATAACATCGCCTGCCAAGATTGTGCCTGAGCCAGTGTCGGCTGCGATAACGCTATCACCAATTGCGCTTGAAGCATCGTTCACTAAGTAGCCTGAGCCAGTGCCTTTGGTGTGGGCTTTGACTTGAGCCGATTCACGAATGCCTAAGCCTTGAAGATCAAGCAATACGCCTTGACGCAACAAGTCAACGCCGCCTGCTTCATTTGCTTTCTGCAATTGAGCCAATTGACGTAGGTTAGTGCCTGCCAAGGTGTTCAATACCAATGATGTTTGACCATCATTTGTAGGCATGCCGTTATCAGCCAAGATTTGACGTACTTCAGCAACTTCATTGAAGTTAGAGCCGAAAGGGGTTGTGCCTGCTGTGCCGAAAGCGCGTGATGCGTTTTGATAAGCAGTTGTAGCCAAATCAGATTCGATCTCGTTGCACAATGTACGCATAGCTTGCTTGATTTGATCACCATAAATGGTTTCAAAGCCAATGCCGTTGTTTACATGGCGCTGATCTTCACCAGTCCAAGGAATCTGCACTGCGCGAGCCTTGCTGATTGTCATGGTTTTGGTGTCGATAGTCTGATCTGTCCCTTCTGGGATAGTCATGCTTTCCGAAATATCGCCTGCTGTTGCTGTGCGAGTGAATGAAGCACGTACTGTGTCGCCTTTTGCTACACGTTCCGAGCCAGAGTTAATAGTGGTAGCAGGAATAAAGCCTACTAGCTCACGACCTACAATATCTGCCGCCTTATAAATATCGGCAGCAAGATCAGTCAACACGTTAGCCATAATGGTCTCCTAAATGTGTCTAATTAATCGTTTACAACTTTGCCGCCTGACTTAAAGAATGATGCGCGCTCTATCTGGGACAGACCGTCAAATTCATTGCGGCTTATTTCTCTAGGACGCTCGCCACTGGCTTGCGATTTGGTGGCACCGCCACCTGTAGCTTGGCTTCCATCAACTAAGAAAGGATAGCTTTCTTTAATCCTGACTGCCAATTCGTCGAGGGATGATACTGTCAATTGACCGCTATCATCAGTAACCCTTAATTCTTCATCAACAATAGTCAATCTCTGACTAATCTGTTGTTCTAACAACTTAGCACGAGATGTGTCTTTTGTCATACTTGCTGCTAGTTTAGCTGCTTCTCCGCTAATACGCGACTTTTTAGCCATCGAGTTCATTTCATCGATCTGCTGTCTTAGCTGTTCGGCCTCTGATTTTTGGGATTCAAACAACTGCTTGTAGTCATTTTCTGCTTTAGCTTTTTCTTCTGCCTCTTGTTTAGCTAACTGCTCTGCTTCGCGACGAATCTTTTGCTCTTTCTTCTTCTCGTTCAATAATTCATCGACTTTATTCTTTAATCCTGAAGTTGATTCATTAATCGTGCTTTCAACATATTGGCTGATTCTTTCAGTCAATTGGCTTTTAACTTCGTCGTCTAATTCTATGTCGTTCAAAATATCCATGCTTTCACCTCAAGATTGAGCATATAAGACCACTGGCCTTGTTTATATTAAAGTGCCTTCTTCAACACTTATATCTTTAAATGGTACTCTGTTATTGATTGCTTTTTCAAGTTCATCAATTAATCTGTCATGATCAAAAAAACTGCCTCCTGTGAATATAGGCTTTTCTCCGAAGACTTCATAATAGTCATCTAGTATTTCCTTTAGCGCCTCATAGTTTTCCATCTAGATGTTCCTGTAAGATTCGATCAAACTCTCTGAATAAGTTGGGAAGATATTTCCTTGCCCTAATTCCTGTTTCATCACTCTTGCCATGAAGAGCGAATAAGTTGGCAAAAGTCTCTTTAAGCTGTCTATCTTTTGTTCTGTAGTATTTTGCACCATGGCCGTACATCAAATATTCATCCTGAATTCTGCCTTTCGACATAGCATCAAATATGTCTGATAATGATGTCTCAAAATCATGGTCCTTGCTTTTCGGCCTGATCCTGTAGTACTTGGCAGTTGGCTTGCGCTTATATCGCTCAAACCCTTCGTCAAAATATTTCTCAACAAACTGGCTTATATCATCCTTATCAAGACCCAATAAGCCTCTGTCATCATCAAATGCCTTAATAAATGCGTCATCGATTTGCGACTTATAATTAACGCCATCACCAAGCATGTCATCGATAAAATGGCCGTATTCGTGCGTAGAAACTTGCAAGCTGCTTATAATATCATCATCAAAAACAGTAACAGTTGCCTTTGCTTGCTCATACATACCATCTACAGTCTTGCTTGCCACTAGATTCGGCTTGATTGTCTTATTAACGACTAGGCGAGTTTTAGGCGATAGATTAGGTGCTATTGCGTCCGAGAATTTCTTGGCCTTTTTCTTGTTGGTTGTGCTGATGCTGAAATCAATCGGCTCGTCTAAATCAACCAATGGCTGAGTCGGGATAGGATTATCAAACTGGCTGTCCAATTTCTTTAGGCTATCTAGGCTTAACGTCTTGCCTCGATCATCCACAAACTTATCTAATGATAGTTTTCCCTGCCGAAATATGTCTGCTCGATCCTTGCCTA